TGTCCCAATCACTTGGCAAAAGCACGCTCAACAGCACGCAACACCTGAGCCTTGCTCATGCCCCAAGACTTGATTACCTTGGCTTTGGATTGCACAACGTCTTGCTGAGAACTTGTGTCGCCACCACGATTATTACGGGTGATGTTGTGGTATGGTGCAACCCTGCGTTGCCACATTTTCTTTGCGGCTTCGTGAATGTTTGCACTACTTACTTCTTCGGTCTTGTAGAACCGATACATACCATTCTCTGCCACGTCAACGAAACAATCATACTTCTTGCAAACGGCTTCACCTAACTGAATAACAGCCTTCTCAGGCAGAAACTTCTTGCCGTTAAGGGCGTCAGCCAAAGCCTTCTTCCAGCCTTGCTCTGCTGTGATTAGCGTGATGAGTGCATTAGATAGTGTAGACATATTGAAACTCCTTATGAAATGTTTGGGACAGATGTCCCAAATAAAAAAGCCAAAGCACAACGGCTTTGGCTACCTGTATCAGTAAGCCCTACAAGCCTTACCGACAACCACAGTATACCACAACCTGTTGTGGAGAACTTCATGATTCAGCGTGGCGTGAACCCCACCCGATACCCACCAAGCCGTTTTGGTTAGCCGTATCGTGTTGTATGCGTATACTATTCCTCAGCCGCAAAACCAATTTTTGTCAAATTTTGTAAAAAAATCCACCGAGTCATGTCAAATACTTGACACTTGCAAACCCACGAAAACGCAGTACACTAATCTTGTCCTTCACGTGGACCGGGGGAACGCGGTACGTAGGAACGTGAAAAGCGCTATCTAGGAAGCGCACATACCTTTCTGCCAACTACGTATATGTTTGTCGCTAGTACCCCACTTATTCAAAAAAAAACCCCGGAACTAGTCCGGGGTATGAAGTCACTTACCTATAAGGAACCGCGCCACCAAACGAAGGAAATAGGCACGGTAAGAAAATAATAACACAACAGCTAAAAAACAAAGTAGAATCGGAAAAATCGTGAGTTCCACACGCAACCAAAGGAGTTAGTTTTTGTTAGAGCATTTGGTCACTGCTTCAGCCGCTGACTTTATCCCAGAAATAATTTCTGGTGATACCGCTTTCACCCCACTAGACCCCCTCACCCCAGCAGAAACGCTGAACGCGCAAATTAAAACTAGCCAGTGGCTAAAAACCCTGACAGAAGAAGATGATGAAGTGCTGAGCCAAGCCCAGCAAGAAAAAACCACAGAAGCATTCAACGCCCTAACCACGGGCAACCCCAACGCTAAACAAAAGCTTTTACAACTGGACCTCCCAGAAGAGATAAAAAGCGCAGTTGGTATGGTTACTGCCTACCAGTGGAAGTTTATTGAGCAGGCAGAAGAGCTACGCAGTATGTCGGTAGCCAAAATAGTAAAAGAAACCGACCACCCCGACGCCCGGATACGGCTAAAGGCGCTAGAGATGCTGGGTAAGGTGACGGAAGTGGCGCTCTTTACAGAAAGGCTTTCTGTAAAGACAGATGAAATCAGCGACGAAGAGCTAGATGAAAAAATAAAAAATAAATTAAGTAAATACATGGGCGCGGTAGATATCGTAGACGCCGAAGTCGTCGAAAAAGAAGACGAGTAAACAAAAATGAGCCTCTCAACCCTAGAAAAAGCAGAAGTCTTAACGCCAGAAGAAGCGTTTGCGGCGCAAAAAGCGCTAAAAGACATGACGCGAGAAGAGAAGTTGGTGTTTTTGCATAGCCTCGAGAAAAAAGAAGACCGCGTTGAGTTAAAAATGGCGCGAACCAACCCGATTGCTTTTGCCCAATACGTATATCCGGGCTTTAAAGTAGGCCCACAGCACAAAAAACTGGCAAAAATCTTCCAAGACGTACTCGCGGGGAAAAAGAAGAGGGTAATCATCAACATAGCGCCACGTATGGGTAAGTCTGAGTTCTCGTCTTATTTATTCCCAGCCTTTTTTCTAGGTCAAGACCCAAGCAAAAAGATTATCATGGCTACGCATACGGCTGGTTTGTCCGAGGACTTTGGTCGGCGGGTAAGAAATTTACTAGATTCAGAGGAGTACCATGAAGTATTTCCAAATACAGTGGTCGCAGATGACCAAAAAGCGGCTGGCAAATGGTCTACTGGGGCTGGTGGTCAGTATTACGCTGTTGGTGTCGGTGGTGCGCTCGCCGGACGCGGTGCTGACTTATTTGTTATTGACGACCCACACTCTGAACAAGACATAAAGGTCAACAGCAGGGCTACGTTTGATAATGCATGGTCTTGGTTTCAGACCGGACCGCTACAACGTCTCATGCCTGGCGGTGCGATTGTCGTGATTATGACTAGGTGGTCGCTTTTGGATTTAACAGGCAGACTCATCAACTTTGGGATCAACAATCCAGACAGCGAGCCGTGGGAGTTGGTAGAACTACCCGCGATTCTCAATGAAGGCACCGACGAAGAGAAAAGCTTATGGCCTGCGCAGTGGCCTCTGGATCAGTTAAAAGCTAAAAAACAACAGATGGACCCGCGGTACTGGAACGCCCAGTACATGCAAAAACCGACGTCAGACATGGCTGCAATTGTGTCTAGAAAAGACTGGCAGGTATGGGAGTCAGACGATCCACCACCCTGCGACTACATCATTCAGTCTTGGGATACGGCACATGAGACCAAAACTACATCTGACTACAGCGCATGTACGACATGGGGTATCTGGTACAACAACGAGGATAAGAACAACCCAAACCTCATCCTGCTAGATGCCTTCAAAGACCGACTAGCCTTCCCAGACCTCAAGCAAGAGGCACTCAAACAATACAAAGAGTGGCAGCCAGACGCGTTTATTGTGGAAAAGAAAGCAGCGGGCGGCCCGTTGATTCAGGAACTACGGCGTATGGGCATACCGGTACAGGAGTTCACCCCATCGCGCGGCAACGACAAGATGGTACGTTTGAATGCGGTAGCTGATTTGTTTACGTCCGGTAAAGTGTGGGCGCCAGATACACGCTGGGCACGCGAAGTTGTTGAAGAAATAGCATCGTTCCCAGTTGGCGAACACGACGACTTCGTTGATACTACGACTCAGGCGCTTTTGCGTTTTAGACAAGGCGGGTTTATTTCGTTGGACTCCGACGAAAAAGATGATGAATACCTATACAAGTACCGCAAAAAAGCTGCGTACTACTAGGCTAAAAATTAAGGACGGATGATATGAGCATAGAGAAAAGTTTGTACGAAGCGCCAAAAGGGCTGGAAGCTTTAGTGGGCGAGCCGGACATTGAGGTTGAGATCGAGGACCCAGAAGCGGTACGAGTTAGTGTTGAGGGCGAAGAGATTCTTGAGATTGAGGCTGGCGAAGACGCTGAGAATTTTGATGTGAACCTTGCGGATGTTATGTCTGAAGGAGACATACAGAGTTTGGCGGGTGATTTGGCTGAGGATATTAGTAACGATTTGGCTTCCCGCAAAGACTGGGAGCAGATGTATAAGGACGGTATTACGTTGCTGGGCTTGAAGTTCGAAGAACGTACAGAACCATGGGACGGCGCATGCGGTGTGTTCCATCCGATGATTACAGAAGCAGTGGTGCGGTTCCAGTCAGACACCATCATGGAGACATTTCCAGCCAAAGGGCCTGTAAGAACGCAAATAATAGGTAAAGAAACAACTGAAAAAAAAGAAGCGGCAGTGCGTGTTCAAGAAGACATGAACTACCAACTCACGGAGAAAATGCCTGAGTATCGCCCTGAGCACGAGAAGATGTTGTGGAACCTGCCGTCAGCCGGTTCCGCATTTAAAAAGGTTTACTACGACCCAAGCCTAGAGCGCCAAGTATCGGTGTTTATTCCAGCAGAAGACATCATCTTGCCCTACGGCATTAGCGAGATCAACACCTGCCATCGCATTACCCATGTGATGCGGAAGACCAAGAACGATTTGTTGAAGTTGATTAATGCGGGGTTTTATCGTGATGTTGATTTGGGTGAACCAAGCAAGTTCACCAGCGATATTCAAGAGCGCAAGGACAAAGAGACAGGTTTCTCTGCAACGTACGACGACCGCTTTGAAATTTACGAAGCGCACGTAGACTTGGACTTGCCGGGGTATGAGGATAAAGATAAAGAAGGTAACGCCACCGGCATTGGTCTGCCATATGTAGTAACCATGATCCGTGGCACCAATCAGGTTTTAGCAATACGCAGAAACTGGAAAGAAGATGACCCTCTTAAACTTAAGCGGCACCATTTTGTGCATTACCAGTATATTCCTGGTTATGGCGCTTATGGCTTTGGACTATTTCACCTTATTGGTGGTTACGCGAAGAGTGCAACTAGTATCATGCGCCAGCTTGTCGATGCTGGCACTTTATCTAATCTCCCTGGCGGTCTAAAAAGCCGAGGATTGCGCATCAAAGGCGACGACACGCCAATCGCCCCGGGTGAGTTTAGAGACGTGGATGTAGGTAGTGGTGCCATAAGAGACAACATCCTTCCGCTACCCTACAAAGAGCCCTCGATGGTTCTGTCTGGCTTAATGGACAAGATCGTTGAAGAGGGCAGACGCTTTGCGGCTACCTCGGATATGAAGGTAGCGGATATGTCCAATCAGGCGCCGGTTGGAACCACACTCGCTATCCTCGAAAGAACCCTAAAAGTAATGAGTGCGGTACAAGCCCGCGTTCACTACTCGATGAAGCAAGAACTACAGTTGCTAGCGGGAATAATCAGGGATTACACAGACGACGAGTACACCTACGAGCCAGAGGAAGGCACACCACGCGCTAAGAAGGCTGACTACAGCAACGTAGAAGTTCTACCGGTCAGCGACCCCAATGCCGCCACCCTAAGCCAGCGAGTAGTACAGTACCAAGCGGTTATCCAGCTAGCACAGATGGCTCCGCAGATTTACAACATGCCAGTGCTGCATAGGCAAATGCTAGAGGTGTTGGGGATTAAGCATGCGGACAAGCTAGTGCCGCTCGAGGAGGATCAGAAGCCGACCGACCCGATCTCGGAGAACCAGAACGCGCTGCGTGGCAAGCCATTAAAAGCCTTCTCGTATCAAGATCACGAGGCTCACATCAAGGTTCACACCTCCGCTATGAATGACCCCGTTGTTCAGCAACTGATTGGGCAGAACCCACAGGCAGCGGTAATTCAAGGGTCTATGCAAGCGCATATCGCCGAGCACGTTGGCTACGCCTACCGTGTCAAGATGCAGCAGGCTCTTGGCTTTGCCTTGCCAGATCAGGAAGACGAGTTGCCAGAGGACATGGAGAGAGAACTTAGCCGCATGATGGCAGAAGCCGCACCGCAAGTGCTGGCGCAGTCTCAAGCCATGATGGCTCAGCAACAAGCTGCACAGAACGCTCAAGACCCAGTGCTTCAACTCCAGATGCAAGACCAGCAACGCAAGAACAAAGAGACTGAGATCAAGGAGAAGAAGCTCATGATGGACGCGGCGTCTAAGGCCGACGAGATCAGGCTAAAAGAGCAAGAAATACAGTCTAAAGAGCGCCTTGCGGGTATGAACGCGCAGATCAAGGTCATTGAAGACGCTAAAAACCGAGCAGCAAAACTACAAGAAACTAAAAAACCAACGAAGGAGTAGTAAATGGACTTAATTGTTATGGACTTTATCGAGGCGATGCGCAACAAAATTCGCACCGATATGAACAACTTTACGGACGACTTGGCTACGGGCGCATGCCCAGACCATGCGGCCTATAAAGAGCTTTGCGGGGTTATTCGAGGTCTAGCCTATGCAGAGCGTCACCTACTTGACCTCGCTGAAAACATAGAGAAGGCTAACGATGAGTGAAGCTATAGCAGTTCCGGAAAAAGAAATAATCCTGCCGCCGGGCGTATTTAAAGCCCCAGAAGTGGATCATGAGTATGAACAAGCCGAGCAAAAGGCAAAAGCGCTACCAGACCCAAAAGGTTGGCGACTGCTGTGTGCCTTGGTTGACGCGGGCGATACCTACGAGAGTGGGATTGTTAAGTCTGACCAGACGGTAAAAATCGAGGAAATTACTTCCCCGGTCTTGTTCGTAGTCAAGCTTGGACCAGATGCCTACAAAGACCCTGAAAAGTTTCCTGAAGGCGCGTGGTGTAAAGAAGGCGATTTCGTGATTACTCGCCCGTATACGGGTACCAGAATCATGATTCACGGCAAGGAATTTCGCTTGATTAATGACGACCAAGTAGAAGCGACGGTCGAAGACCCACGTGGCATACAACGCGTTTAAAGGAGATAAACATGGCTGAATATGAAACAGAAGAGTTTAAGTTTCCGCATGAAACTGAAGAGACGGAATCTAAGGGTAAACCCGAAGATGACATAGAAATTGATGTCGATGCTGAAGGTGACGTATCCATTGAGATTGAGGACGACACCCCACCCCGCGACAGAACCGCTAAGCCTTTGGACAGAAATGTCGAAGACCCAACGGATGAAGAGATTGAGTCATACACCAAAGGTGCGCAGGCTCGTATCAAAGAACTAACACATGCGCGGCACGATGAACGTCGCGCTAAAGAAGCAGCGCAGCGCGAAAAGCAAGAACTTGAGCGATTAGCTCAGCAGTTCATGGAAGAGAATCGTAGGCTTAAAGAGTATGTAAAGACCGGCGAAGCTACCTATGCAGAAACTTTGCAAGCCAAAGCTGAAGCAGAGATGGAGATGGCGCGACGTAAGTTTAAAGAAGCGCAAGAATCCTACGATGCTGATGCGATGCTAGAAGCGCAAGAAGCGTTGACTGATGCAAAGATGAAGCTTGAGAGTGCAAAAAATTTCAAGCCGACCCCTTTACAAAATAATCAAGATGATGTACAAACGTATCAAACGGCTCCCGAAGCCCCCAAACTTGATGATAAAACCTTGCGCTGGCAAGCAAAAAACCAGTGGTTTGGAACTCCGGGGTACGAAGAAATGACGGCCTTTGCTCTAGGGCTGCACCAAAAACTAGTGGCTACCGGGGTTGATCCCCGCTCAGATGAATACTTCGAGCGCGTAGATGCTCGCTTAAAACAGGTCTTCCCGGAGATGTTGGGCGGAACTGAGACGGTTAAGGCTGAGCCGACTAAAAAACCTGCGAATGTTGTGGCTCCTGCCACCCGTTCATCGGGTGCCAAGAAAGTAATCAAACTCACTACGACCCAAGCTCGCTTGGCGGAGAAGTATGGTTTATCCCACAAACAATATGCACAGGAAATTTTAAAATTGGAGGCTCAAAATGGCTAATAACCGCGCAACCCGTGAACAAGAAACACGCGAAAATAACACCCCTAGGTACGAATATCGTCCACCTAGTACTTTGCCTGAACCTAACCCGGACCCAGATTACGACTTTCACTGGGTAGCAACTTCGATTGCTGGACAAGACAACGCCACAAACGTGTCTCAAAAGTTCCGCGATAAGTGGGTACCGTGTAAGGCAGAAGACTATCCTGAACTCCAGATCAACGGCAATAAGGATGGGAACGTAGAAATTGGTGGCTTGCTCTTGTGCAAGAAACCTAAAGAACTGGCTGAAGCCCGTAGACGCTATTTTGATGACAAAGCTCAAAAACAAATGGAGTCCGTGGACAACAGCTTTTTGAAAAACAACGACGCTCGTATGCCTTTGTTTGCTGATCGAAAGAGCACAACAACCAGAGGACGCGGGTTTGGTAATGGTAATTCTTAATTAGGAGATTTAAATGGCTTATCCAACCGTTTCTGCTCCCTATGGCTTAGTACCAATCAACAGCGTGGATGGCAAACCCTACGCTGGTGCAACCCGTCAATTGCCAATCGCTAGTACTTATAACACTGCGATTTTTAACGGGGATATTGTTCGTGTAGCCGCAGGTGGCACAATTGAAAAATCAACTGTAACTGTTGACTCTACAACCGCAGCCGCAAACAACACTTATGGTGTGTTTATGGGTGTTCAGTACGTTAACAGCCAAGGTCAAACCGTTCAGGCTCAATACTATCCAGGCAACGCCGCTGCTTCTAGTGCTGTTGCTTACGTAGTTGATGATCCTATGGCTGCTTTCAAAACGGCAGTAACTTTCAGCGGCAACGCTACTGTAACTACCGTTAATCAAAGCATCATTGGTACCAACATGTCTGTACGTCAAGGTACTGGTAGCACCATAACTGGTGACTCCGCTGTATCTGTGTACGCAACTAACGCACAAGGTAATGCTGCTGCACTGCCAGTTCGTGTAGTTGAAGTAGTTCCTGCAACTGCGACTGGTGCAAATGCCTTCACTGAAGTTGTTGTGAAGTTGAATAACCCACAAATCCTCCGTGCTGCTGCACTGGATTACACAGCATAAGGAGCTTAAAAAATGGCTATTTCTCGTGCACAACTACTAAAAGAGTTGCTCCCCGGCCTCAATGCCTTGTTCGGTTTAGAGTACAAGCGTTACGGCGAAGAGCACAAAGAGATCTACGAAACTGAGAAATCAGAGCGTAGCTTCGAAGAAGAAACCAAGTTGTCTGGCTTCAGTGCCGCTCCCGTCAAGAACGAGGGCAGCGCAATTGCTTATGACAATGCGCAAGAAGCTTTCACAGCGCGCTATAACCATGAAACCATCGCTTTAGGTTTCTCGATCACCGAAGAGGCGATTGAAGATAACTTGTATGACAGCCTTTCTGGTCGTTATACCAAAGCATTGGCTCGTGCCATGGCTTATACCAAGCAAGTTAAAGCTGCTTCTGTATTGAACAACGGCTTTACCAACTCCAGCCAGTATTACGGCGGCGACGGTGTACCTCTGTTTTCTACTCAGCATCCTTTGGTTTCTGGTGGTGTTAACAGCAACCGTCCTACCACTGGCGCTGACTTGAATGAAACTTCGTTGGAAAACGCAGTTATTCAGATTAGCTTGTGGACAGACGAGCGCGGATTGCTCATCGCAGCAATGCCCCGTAAGCTGATTATTCCTCCACAACTTCAGTTCGTTGCAACCCGTTTACTTGAGACTAACCTTCGTGTTGGTACCAACGACAACGACATCAACGCATTGAAGAACAATGGCTCAATCCCAGAAGGTTACGCAATTAACCACTATCTGACTGATCCAAATGCATGGTTCTTGACCACCGACGTTCCTAACGGCATGAAGCATTTTGAGCGTATGCCTTTAAGCAACTCGATGGATGGTGATTTCGACACCGGTAACGTACGTTATAAGGCTCGTGAGCGTTATTCGTTCGGCTGGTCCGATCCTCTCGGTATGTTCGGTTCACCCGGAGCTTAAGTTGTACAGGGGGCCATGTGCCCCCTTTTTGTTGGGCTGGTTAAGCAGACGTAAAAGGATGTAGTAAGCGGTGTATTTTTCTGCTTTCATAACCGCGTGAAGTAACTACCAAATTTTCAGCCCAACGCTTGCTTTTTATGTTATATGGAGTAAGATTCGTTTATCTGGGTGAATCGCTTATCAAACCGCCCCAGCGGACGCATACACGATTGATAGGCTGAACTTTGTATGAAGGACAATTTATTATGGCATTAGCAACTACCTCAGCCGTATGGCGCTCCACTGGTGGAGATCAAACACGTACAGCATATGCTGGCTCCATGGTTATGGCAGCACAGTTTTACATCGCAAACACCGCAGCAACTTCAAACGTAGTAACTTCTTCAGCTACTGGCGCTCCAGCGTTGATTCTGCCTGCTGGCGCAGTTGTTACCGAAGTTATTGTTTCTAGTGGTGGCGGCGGTAATGCCACTGCTAACGTAGGGTTTACCCCATTAATTGGTGTTGGTCCAGCACAAACTCCTACTCTTGGTACAAACGTACCAGCCGCTTTTGTTTCTGCTGGTAACGTTTCTGCACGTACAGTATTTACTGTTGGTGGTACAGGCGGAGGAGATTCTTTGGGTAACGTAGCTAACGCAACTAACTTAGTTGTTGTAACTAATACCCAAGGCGCTGCTAACGCTATTGCTGGTGTTGTTTCTGGCGACATAATCTATTACGTAGCTGATACTGGCGCAGAAAACGTCTAATAGGAGGCCACATGGCTATGCAATATGACGTAAAGTCGTACCATGCAACAGCGTCATCGCTTGCGTATGGGGATCGTACACGCTTAAAAGGGATAGTTATATCTCCTAGCACGTCTACGACTTTTAACTCCTGTATAGTTGATACGGCTGGGGCTTTGACGGGAACGTACGATATTCCAGGCTCAACAACCTGTACAGTGACTATTGCTAATCATGGCTTGTCTGATGGAGACATAGTTGGGTTGAATTTTACTAGTGGTACGGCGGTAGACGACAGTTATGTGGTGGCAAATGTAACAACCAATACATTTACTGTAACCACAGCAACCTTAACGACTAGTGGCAACGTAACCATGTATCCTAAGATTCTGACCGAATTAGATTGCTCAACAGGAACAGCGTTTTATACGTTAATTCCAGGTGAAGGCATCCTTGCGACAGAAGGGTTATTTTGCTTGTTGCCCTCCACAACCGTAACTATGACTGTTTTTTACGGATAGGAATAGGCCATGATGCAATATGACGTCAAATCCGCCCGTGCCGCAGGTACGGGATTGCTTGTAACGCAAATTCCTGTAAGGTTAAAGTCTATTACGGTAACTAGCGGAACTTCATCTTCAAGACAGACCGCTATATGTGACCCTAGCGTTCAAGAGTCTGGTACATACTCCCGTACTAGCCCTAGCGCTACCATTACTGTGACTATTGTTAACCATGGTTTTGTTACTGGGCAGCGGGTATTTTTAGACTTTACGTCTGGTACTGGACGTGATGGCGTATATGAAGTTACAGTAACAGGTGATAACACTTTTACTTGTGCAGACGCTCCAACCACAACAACAAGCGGAAATGTCACAGCATATAGCAGTATTGCTTTAGAAATTGATACATTTAGTACAGTTGGACTACCTATTTTGATTCCAGGCGAAGGCATTTATTGCCCGAATGGTATTTTTGTGGGTTGTGGCTCTTCTGTGACTGCGACGGTGTTCTATGGCTAAGTCTCCTGCATGGACTCGCAAAGAAGGCAAGAACCCCGAAGGCGGTCTAAACGCCAAGGGCAGGGCTTCCTACAATGCTGCTAACCCTGGCAAACCAGGCCTGAAAAGGCCTCAGCCAGAAGGCGGCGCTCGCCGGGATTCGTTCTGCGCCCGCATGAAGGGTATGAAAAAGAAGTTAACTTCAGCCAAAACCGCCAATGATCCGAACTCACGGATTAATAAGTCTTTACGGGCTTGGAACTGCAAAGAAGGCGGTTCTGTCCGTGGTGGAGGCTGCGAAGTTAGGGGTAAGACGAAAGGCAGGATAATTTAATGTTAGGTTTAGCCGCTCGTATGGCAGCAAAAATGGCTGCTAAAAAAATGGGTAAACAGGCTGCAAAAGAAGCAGACGAAATACCTCGCTATACGCAGTCTAAAAGCTTTAAAGCCCTTGAGAAAGCGCAAAAAAACAGTGGTCCGGAAGCCGTCATTAGAGACATGGAAAAAGCCGGGGCTGTTGCTTTAGGTTCAGGTTTTGCTGGCGCCGCAGGTAAATCATCTTTGGAAGATAAAGAGGCAGAAAGCGAAAGTAGCTACAAACGTGGCGGTAAAGTATCCTCCGCTTCCAAACGTGCCGATGGGTGCGCTATTAAAGGCAAGACTAAAGGTCGGATGGTATGAGCGACAGTATTTATTTATGGTTTTGGAACCTAGGACTATCTATCGTTATGGGCATCGTAGGATTTTGGGCTAAGGAAAAAGCTGCTGAACTTCAGCGCATTAGCATTTTGGTAAACAAAACTCGTGAGGAGGTGGCACGTGATAACGTCACTCAAGCAGAAATTGACAAAGTTATGGAGCACATTGATGCAAGGTTTAACAAGCTTGAAGGCAAAATTGATTTACTTATTCAGAAAGGTCTAGCATGAAACATTCAGATATGAGCAAAGACATGCCAATGATGAAAAAAGTAGCTTCGGCTGCTGTCAAAGGGCATGAAAAGAAAATGCACAAAATGGCTAAGGGCGGTGTAACCCGTGCCGATGGTTGCGTAATGAAAGGCCACACCAAAGGCAAAATGGTCAAAATGATGGGTGGCGGAAGCTGCTAAATGGACGAATACACCGCCGACCCTTTTCAGACTGAGCGCGAAGCCTTCCGTGTTTTACGGAAGATGAACGCTGAAAAAGTCCAAGACGCAGAAGCTAAGCAAAAGGCGGCTGATGCCCGCAATTTAGCTAAGCGTTTTGTAACTGAAGGTAAAAGCGTATTTGGGAGCGGTGCTGGTGATTTGGAAAAAGGCATGATGGGCGGGCGTATGAAGAAGCCAACTTATAGAAAAGGCGGCACCGTGTCATCAGCCTCAAAGCGTGCAGATGGTTGCGCCATTAAAGGCAAGACGAAAGGCAGAATGATATGAGAGCATCTCGTGGAATGGGGGCAATAATGCCCTCTAAAATGCCCGGAAAGAAAGTAATACACCGCAAGGACAAGCCCCAAGATGTTGATTTGTATGCCGAAGGCGGCGCAGTAAAGTCCAAGGTTAATCAAGCGGGCAATTACACTAATCCTAGTATGCGCAAGTCTTTATTTGAGAGCATTAAAAACTCGGCAACCCAAGGCACTGCGGCCGGTCAATGGTCTGCAAGAAAAGCGCAATTGTTGGCTAAGAAGTACAAAGAAAAAGGCGGAGGTTATCGTGGCTGAAAAATGGATACAGAAGGCGATTAAAAAACCTGGCGCATTACGTAGCGCTATGGGGGTTAAAGCTGGTGAAAAAATCCCTGCCAAGAAACTGGCTACAGCAGCTAAAGCTCCCGGCAAAATGGGTCAACGTGCGAGGTTAGCTCAGACTTTGTCGAAGCTAAAGAAATAATGTTTTCGTGGCTTTGGAGACTTTTTAATGGCACTAGCAAAACCCCAGCGCAGCCTCAAGGCATGGACGAAGCAAGAGTGGACAACGAAGTCCGGCAAGAAGTCGTCCGAAACCGGAGAGCGGTACCTGCCAAAAAAGGCAATACAGGCTCTAAGCCCCGCCGAGTACGCAGCAACAACTCGAGCAAAGCGAGCCGGAAAAGCCCAAGGAAAGCAGTTTGTGCCACAGCCTCCAAAGGTAAAGCAAAAGGTAAAGTCCTTCCGAAAGGTTAAATAATGACTGTCGTCGCAAATGCAACCTTTAACCTAGACTTAACTGAAATAGTTGAGGAAGCTTTTGAGCGTTGTGGCTCAGAGCTACGTTCTGGTTACGATTTAAAGACTGCGCGTCGCAGCCTCAACCTGCTGTTTGCTGATTGGGCAAACCGCGGTATTAACCTATGGACGGTTGAGCAGGGGCAGATTGCTTTAGAGCAAGGCGTAAATACGTATAACTTACCGATAGATACTGTGGACTTGCTTGAGCATGTGATCCGTACAAACCCTGGGGTGCAGAACAACCAAGCCGACTTAACCATCACACGCATCAGCGTGTCCACCTACGCAACCATCCCAAACAAGCTACAACAGGCGCGGCCTATTCAGGTGTGGGTAAATCGTCAGTCTGGTGCAGACTACGATGGTACAAGCACAACAACCCCGCCTGTGGGTGTTGATTACCCTAAGATAGTGGTGTGGCCTACCCCAGACCAAGGGACGCAACAAAACCCCTACTACACTTTTGTGTACTGGCGGTTGCGGAGAATTCATGACGCTGGTAACGGCGTTAATACAATGGACATTCCGTTCCGTTTCTTGCCCTGCATGATTGCAGGGTTGGCGTATTACCTGTCGGTCAAGCTACCAGAAGCTCAGCAACGTATTGCCATGCTAAAAGCTCAGTACGACGAGGCTTGGCAGTTCGCCGCAGATGAAGATCGTGAAAAAGCGGCGGTGCGCTTTGTGCCACGCAGAATGTTTATTACGTAAGGGATAGTGTGTGCCAAATAGATTTGCTTCGGGTAAGTATGCGATTTCGCAGTGCGACCGCTGCAATTTTCGCTATCCGCTTAAAGTTTTAAAAACGGAGATTATTAAGACCAAGCCATATCAGATACGTGTTTGTCCTACGTGCTGGGATCCAGATCACCCACAGTTGCAGTTAGGTATGTACCCTGTGGAAGACCCGCAAGCGTTGCGTAACCCAAGACCGGACAATACTTACTATCAGGGTGGCTATACGGGGCTGCAGTTAAACCAGAACGCGGGGTCAACGCTAGATGGGTTTGGTGATCCGACGATGGGTAGTAGGGTTTTCCAGTGGGGATGGAACCCCGTTGGGGGTGGGTCAAACTGGCCTCAAACGCCAAATGACTTGGTTTCTGGTGTAGTTTTGGGTACAGTTACGGTAACAACAACTTAGGAGAAAAACATGTTTAAAAAAGGCGCTGACGGTGTAACTAAGCAGGGCAAAACCAAAGGTAAAAACCTTGGTGATTCTGGCCCATCTGTAGGTATTCAGCATGGCGGTAAAGGCAAAGGAGCCAAAACCGTTACTAACGAAAGCTTGAAAGCTATGGGTCGCAATATGGCTCGTGTAGCTAATCAAGGAATGATGCGCAAGAGCGCAGGAAGAGGACGTTAATCATGGCTAAATACAGTATGAAACGGGACGGTAAAGAAGTCGGTCCGGCTTCTGTTTACGCAGAACCCCACACAATGACAGGAAAGAAAGTGACCGTAGCTGGGTCTATTAAAGATGAGTCCGGCGCTAAAGTAATGGACGAGCTTGATATTTCTGTTGGCAAACTGAGCAAAAACACCGGTAAAGGCGTAAAGACTGATGGCATTAAAATTCGTGGTACTGGCGCAGCTACTAAAGGTGTGATGGCTAGAGGGCCGATGGCATAATGAATTACTCACAGTTAACGCAAGCGATTATTGACTATATAGAATCTGACGAACAGCTTCTTGTAGACAACATCCCGCTTTTTGTCCAACAATGTGAAGAGCGCGTTTATAACGCCGTTCAAATCCCAGCCATTCGCAAGAATCAGGTTGGTAACTTCACTCAGGGCGACAAATACCTTGCGTTACCGAGCGACTATTTAGCCTCGTTTTCTATGGCGGTAATTTTGGCTGATGGGTCTCAGGAGTTCTTGATTGACAAAGACGTTAACTTTATTCGTCAAGCCTACCCCAGCCCTACTGATGAAGGCGTACCCCGTTACTACGCCCAGTTTGAGCCATACACATACATTATTGGCCCTACCCCGGATGATAACTACCAAGTAGAACTGCATTATTACTACTACCCACAGTCAATTGTGACTGCTGGAACCTCTTGGCTGGGCGATAATTTTGAGACTGTTTTACTCTATGGTTCGTTGCGTGAAGCCGTTATCTTCCAAAAGGGAGAGCAAGACATGGTTACATATTACGAGTCAAAGTATCAAGAATCCTTAGCGTTACTCAAAGACTTGGGTGATGGTAAAGATAGACGTAGCGCATACCGTGATGGACAATTAAAATTACCCGTACCTGGGCCTGTTAGATAATTTAGGAGCAAAAAATGGCGATAACGCAAGCGATGGCGACTTCATTCAAGGTTCAACTCTTGAATGGGCAGCAAAACTTTTCAGCAGACACGTTTAAATTAGCGCTGTACACCAGCTCTGCGACTTTAAATGAGAACACCACTGCGTATTCTGCAACCAATGAAGTGCCTTCAACAGGCAACTACTCTGCTGGTGGTAATACTTTGTCGGTTAGCGTAACCCCAACAAACTCTGGAAACGTAGCTTTTATCTCGTTTACTAATACTTCTTGGTTAAACGCAACGATTACCGCTAATGGAGCCTTGATATACAACAACAGTCAGTCAAATTCTGCTGTTGCAGTATTGGCGTTTGGTGGCGATAAGACCTCGACAAACGGTACTTTCGCAGTGAACTTCCCAACCGCAGACGCAACAAACGCAATTATTCGCTTAACCGCAAGTTAAGGAGCTTGAATGGCTCTGATCTTAAAAGATCGTGTTAAAGAAACCACTACTACTACTAGTACTGGCCCAGTAACACTTCTTGGCGCTGCTGATGGATACCAATCCTTTGCTGCTATTGGCAATGGGAACACGACCTATTACACCATTACTGCCCAAGTTGGTACTGAATGGGAAGTTGGTATTGGTACATACACGTCCAGCGGAACCACTTTAAGCAGAGATACTGTTTTATCTTCTAGTAATAGCGGTTCGCTAGTTAACTTCTCAGCGGGCACTAAAGACGTCTTTGTCACCCAGCCATCTGAAAGAGCGGTTTATACCGATGCTACAAATATCGTCAATACATCTGGCAACGCTGCTACAACTGTTACATTTACTCAGGTAAACACCACAAACTTAGTTGCTAACACAGTTACTCTAACTGCTGGAACAATTACAACTAATGCTGCAAGTGCCACAGATATTGTTAACAAACAGTACGTAGACGGGATTGTTGCTGCTGGAGTCCACTACCATGCGCCTGTTCTTGTTGAGTCTCCAACTGCTTTAGTCGCAGTTTATAACCAGCCAAACGGTGCTGGTAACGGCGTAGGTGCAACTTTAACTAATAGCGGTTCAAACGTAGCCCTTGTAATTGATGGTGTGTCACTGTCTAACACAGCTCGTGTTTTGGTCTATACCCAGTCTAATGCGGTACAAAACGGCGTTTATACGGTTACTAACCCAGGTGCTCCAGATCCAGGCGGCGCTCAGTGGGTATTAACTCGTGCAACCGATGCCGATACATATGTTGTTGCTAGTTCTGCTGGTTTAAGCGAAGGTTCTACGTTCTTCGTACAGTCTGGCAATACAGGAGCTGGCGAGATTTATACTTGCAACACCCAAGGAACTATTACATTTGGTACGACTAACATTACGTTTGCTCAAATTGGTTCTGCTCAAATTTACTCTGCTGGTACAGGATTAAGCCTTACAAATACTACATTTAGTATTTCAAATACCGCTGTTACAGCCGCTACTTATGGTGATGCTGGTACGGTAGCCACATTTACAGTTAATGCTCAAGGTCAACTAACCAACGCAGCCAATGCTGCTATTAATGCTTCTAGTATCTCGATTGGTACTTTAGACAACGCTAGAACAACCGCCTCTGCTTCTAACGGGGCTAACACCATTGTATTGCGGGATGCTAACGGCTCGTTTAATGCTAACGTAGGAACCTTCACAACCGTCAATGCGACCAACGGTAACTTCTCCAATATTACAGGTAACGCTGTAAGCCTAACCGACATCAACGCTTCAAACATTACTAGCGGAACAATAGCAAATGCCCGCACCACAGGCGACACAGCAAACAGTGCAAACACTTTAGTTCTTCGGGATGCCTCTGGTAATTTTGGTTCTAACGTTATTTCTGCTTCTTTGTTTAGTGGTGACGGGTCTGCAATTAATGCGATTAACGCATCCAACATCTCATCTGGAACCATAGCTAACTCACGTACCACTGCTGCTTCTGCTAACGGAGCTTCTACAATTGTTCTACGAGATTCAGGTGGTAGCTTTGAGGCTAACCTAGTTAACGCAGTGTCCCTTAGTGGTAACGCTGCAACAGTGACAGGTATTAACGCCTCCAACATTGCTTCAGGGACTATTGATAATGCCAGGACTACTGCTTCTTCTGCCAATGGTGCTTCCACTATTGTGCTTCGTGATACTAACGGGTCTTTTGCTGCCAATGTAGGAACGTTTGTAACTATATCGGGTAACGGCGCTGGTTTAACCGACATCAATGCGTCTAATATCTCAAGCGGTACGATAGCCAATGCCAGAACGACTGGTAATACAGCAAACAGTGCGAACACTCTTGTACTGCGTGATGCGTCTGGTAACTTCGCTTCTAACGAGATTAGCGGTCAAGAGGTCATTGCAACCAATGGTGTATTTATCAACAATCAGACGATGGGTTCAAGTTATTCAATGCCAGCTGGATATAGCGGTATGTCTACAGGGCCGTTCACAATTGGCGGTGGTGTTACGTTCACTATTCCGTCTGGCTCACGGCATGTAGTTTTATAAGGATAAGATATGGCGAGCATTGTTATTTCGGGAGATACAAGCGGTGCAGTAACACTGGCTGCTCCAGCCGTAGCTGGGACTACTACGCTTACTTTGCCGACTACTTCGGGAACCATATTAACAACCGCTGGTGGTCAGACTGTGCCTTTTGCCGCTGGCTCTGCCGCTGCCCCTTCAATTACCTTTACTGGGGACACTAACACAGGAATTTATTCACCCGCTGCTGACACTATTGCCTTTACAGAAGGTGGTGTTGAGTCGATGAGGATTGACTCTAGCGGTAATGTGGGGATTGGTACTAGTAGTCCTGTTGGAAAAGTTGATATAAGCGGATTGAATGATACTGGCGGTGTTACGGTACTAATTAGAAACACATCTGATATTGGAAATACAACACCATTTATTGATTTGCGTTTTAGTCAACGCTCAAATGGCGCAGATAACGGAAGAATTCGTGCGGGTCGTGATGGTATTTATAGTGCTTCAGGGTCTACTATGGATTCGTTTATGGCGTTTTACACAGCCATAGATAATGCTGATACCGAGCGTATGCGTATTACCTCTGCTGGTGATGTCGGTATTGGTACAACAACGCCTGGTGCTCTACTACAAGCTAGAGGACAAAATGTTTTATCAGCAAACACTCGATATTTAAAAACATGGGTTGGTGGCGCTAGTAGTTGGGGCGCCAATTCTTATGAAGAATTAGGTATTGGTTATTCTGGGATTCGTAGTCTTTATACAAGTGGAGATAACTGGGATTTAACATTTGCCACTGGAACATCTACTCAGTTTTCTGCTGGAACACAAGCAGAGCGCATGCGTATCCACTCTAATGGATACATAACAATGGGGACTACCAATACAAATATTGATGCTGGTCCAGGATTTAAATTTATAGCAACAACAAATGCGTATATTGGTATGGTCGTAGAATCATCCATTAATAGTCAAACAAATTATCACCTTTACTCAACTGGTGCTGGAGCATATCGTTTTTATGTCGGTGCTGGCGGTACTATTTCTGCAACAGCAACAACAATTACGGCTATTTCTGATATTCGTTTGAAAGAAAATATCAGAGATTTAGAAGATGGTCTTAATGCTGTAATGGCTCTTAAACCACGCAAATTTGATTGGAAAGCTGGCAAAGGTAAGGATATTAAGAACGACAGAGGTTGGATTGCTCAAGAGTTTGAGACTGTTTTTCCTGACATGATTGAGGAATGGAAAGATACACCACCTGAAGGTGAAGAACCATACAAAGCAGTCAACGCTAATTTAATTCCAACATTAGTAAAAGCAATCCAAGAACTCAACGCTAAAGTCGAAGCGCAAGCCGCAGAAATCCAAGCATTAAAAGGAGCAAAATAATATGCCGCTAATTCTCTCAGGCGATACTGGAATCTCTGGCGTAGACGGAACCGCTGGTACACCCTCACTCCAAGGAACCGATAGCAACACGGGCGTATTCTATGCAACCGACATCGTAGGTATTGCTACGAATGGCACAGAGCGTATGCGTATTGACTCTAGTGGTAATGTAGGTATTGGTGTTACTCCTAGTGCTTGGAGTGCTTATAAAGCGTTACAAGTTGGTTTAAACGCATCTTTTGCTGGAAGTACTAGTGGCTCAGTAGCACTTTTAAGCACAAATGCTTATTTTGACGGTTCTAGTTATAAATATATTACGACAGATGCTGCTACACAGTATCAGCAAAATACAGGTGAACACATTTGGCGAACAGCCGCATCAGGTTCAGCAGGGGCTACCCTTACCTTTTCAGAGCGTATGCGTATTGACTCTGGTGGTAATGTTGGTATTGGTACAAGCACTACCACAGATGCTGGCGTAACAATTACAACAAGCGTTACAAGAGATTCTACTTGGGATGCCAAACTTGCGTTACAGTCGACTGTAGCAACTGATTTTCCAGCATTGTTTTTCTCTGGATGTTCTTCAACAAGTAGATATGGGGCAATCGTTCAGACCGCAAACACTTCTGGCAATAACCCTGCTCAAATTACATCTACTATTGCGTTTGTAAATACTTCGTCAACCGCTTGTGATATTAGTTTTGCAACCAATGGAAATATTGGAACAACAAACGCAACCGAGCGTATGCGTATTCTTTCCTCTGGCAACATTCTATCGCTTGCTGGTGGCTCAACAACTGCTACTGGAACAGGAATAGCTTTCCCAACAACCCAATCCGCTTCATCTGATGCTAATACACTAGATGATTACGAGGAAGGAACTTGGACACCATCTGTAAATAGTGGTTTTACTAGTCCAGCATACGCTGCCCGTGCTGGAACATATACAAAAATTGGCAATGTTGTTACTTTTACACTAGTAGTAATTATGAGCAGTAGTACAAGAGCTGCTTCAATAATACAATTTTCACTACCATTTACATCAAGAAACGCAACTACAGCACATAATGGTGGTGGAGCTTCTTGGGCATATTTATATGAAGCTATTGGTAATTCAACAACAACAAATGTTCCAATGTTATATATTAATAACAATGCCGCAACAATGGATTGCTACAGCACTACTGGTATTGGTTTCTTGGGAACTGATTTATCAACAGCAAACCCTTATTTTTATATTGGTGGTTCTTATCTCACTGCTTAATTAACTAGTATGTATTCGTTAGTCAGAAATTTATAGGAAAAACAAAATGGCATTAACAGAAACTAAAGTAATTGACAAAATTGAAGTGGTAGAAAATGGTAGCGTTCAGATTCGTGAAGTAACACGAATTATGAAAGACGGTGCTGAGATTGCCCATACGTACCATCGCTGGGTTTTTGCTCCTGGCGCAGATGTGTCTGAAATGCCAGCCAATGTCGTTGCTATCTGCAATGCAGCATGGACGCCCGAAGTAATCGCTGCCTACGAAGCACAGCAAGAAGCAAACAAATTAGGAGCCTAACATGGCATCGGTAATTTCAGCTGGTACAGCGTCAAACACCGCACTGACTTTAACTAGCGATACAACTGGAGAGTTACAACTCAAGACCAATAGTGGCTCTACGACTGCTATGACGCTAACCACGGGCGGTAACGTGGGGATTGGCACTAGTAGTCCTGCTTACACTTTAGAAGTGGCTACAGGAACATCTGGACAACAATCGCTTGCAAATTTTAGAACGGCAGATTCAACAGCCGCAAATAATGCTGGATTACAAATCTTTGCCACACCTTCCGCAACAGCTGGTAGTAGAAATATATTAGTAAGTTGGGATGCAGATGGTGCAAATACTAGCGGTGGAGATTATTTCTATATTCAAAAACTTGGAAATAGCGGCAATGTTGAACTAGCTCAATATTCTAATGCTGCCATAATATTTTCAACCAATGTTGGCACAGAGCGTATGCGTATTACCTCTGGTGGTAATGTTGGAATTAATACAAGCGCACCACAACTAAACACAAATAGTGGTACTTTTTTAACAGTTGTTGGAACTAATGCAAGCGCTTGGCTAGAGTTAGCAACAACATCTACAACTGATGCAATTGGGGGGGTTCTTTCTTTTAACAATACTAATGTAGTTGGTACTGATAAACGAGTCGCTCAAATTAACTCTGGCAGAGACGGGGCAAATAACAAAGCCTATCTTCAGTTTTATACTGCAAATGCTGGTACTATCACAGAGCGTATGCGTATCGACTCTAGTGGTAATGTTGGGATTGGTACAAGCACAATTACTAGCGGAGGAGGATGGAGTCCTAGATTAGTGTTGGCTGGAGCAGATACAGCATTAATCGTAAAAGGTAGTGGTGGACAAGAAAGTTCATTTGGCACAAGCGGTGGTTTATATTTAGATTGTTTAGGAAATTCTGCTGGACCAAACAACAACATTGTTTTTAGAAACACTAATGTTAACTCTAGTTTTTCGGCATTAGAGCGTATGCGTATTCACGCTGGCGGTAATGTATCAATCGGCAATACTACAAACACATATAATTTAGATGTTACTGGCAGCATAAGAGCTAGCACATATTTTTATGCTTCTGGAGGTAACGCAGGAGATGGTATTTATCTTGCAAACGGCTCAAGTAATGGGTTGATTGCTCAAATATCTAACGGTGGTGCATCTACAACAACATATATTGGTAATCAAACAATTACCACTTCATCTGATATTAGAATTAAAAATAATGTTAGACCAACAGAAAGAAATGCGCTTGAACTGCTTGGTCAATGGGAGATTGTTGACCATACTTGGAACGACCCATCAGACCAATGTGAAAACAACAGAAACAGCCGAGGAGTTTGGACTGGTGTTATTGCCCAACAAATTCAACCCATAACTCCATGGTTAGTTAATAAACCACTTGAAGATGAAAATAAAGATGGTTCAAAAAATCTATGGTTGGTTGATTTTGCATACTCAGTTCCGTTATTGGTAAAAGCCATACAGGAACAACAAGCAATGATTGAAGAACTAACCAACCGTATTAAGAAACTAGAAGGAGTTTAAAAATGGCAACAACAATTAACTGGACTATCTCGCAGTTAGACTGCAAACCTCAAGAAGATGGCTTGACCGATGTGGTCGTAACCGCCCATTGGCAATGCACAGGCGTGGATGGGGAGTTTTCTTCTCAGGTTTATGGCACAGCTGGGTTTACTTACACCCCAGGAGACCCTTTCACCCCCTACGCAGAATTAACCCAAGAGCAAGTATTAGACTGGTGTTATGCAAATGGCGTAGACAAAGATGCGACCGAAGCGAATGTAGAAGCGCAGATTGAAGCGCAAATTAACCCACCAGTGGTCACGCCTCCACTGCCATGGGCTTCTTAACAGGCGTATTTTTAGGAGATTAACATGGGCGAAAAACAAGCGAAACCCATTACGATTGACGGAATTGAGTACGACACGAATGACTTTACCGAGGAGCAAATCATCTTGACAAACCATTGTCTTGACCTTGACCGCAAGCTGGCTTCTACGCAGTTCCAAGCACAGCAACTTCAGGTTGGAAAAGACGCATTTGTAAAGATGTTAAAAGAGTCTTTGGAACAACCTAAAGGATAGTAATGTTTGCTGACATCCCATTTGCTGGCGCCCCGTTTGCCTCGCTAGGTGGGACGAATGTAGCTGTTGCTTTAACTGGCGTTACTGCGGTAGGTCAAGTAGGGGATGTCTCGGTTCAGGGCGATGCCAATCTTAATTTAACGGGTGTTTCTGCCGTAGGTCAGGTTGGTAATGTCATTGTAGAGGCTAGTGCTAATGCTCCTGTAACGGGCGTTTATAGCCCAGTATTGTTAGGCACGGTAGATGTCCAAACCGACCAAATTATTGATGTTACTGGGGTGTACGCTGTAGGGCGCATTGGTAACGTAGACGTTCAGGCTGGTGCAGTCGTTACGGTTACTGGGGTGGCTGCTATCGGGGTTACTGGCTCGGTAACGGTTACGGGTAGCGTAGTTGTAGACCTGACTGGAGTTTATGCAGTAGGACGACTAGGTAATGTGGATGTATCTGGCGGTGCAACAGTCTTTGTCACGGGCGTGTATGCGGTAGGTGTAATAGGCAACGTCTCAGTCTCAGGCAATGCTGTAGTAAACGTGACAGGCGTTCGGGCTGTTGTTAAACTTAAGGTTGTAAACGTTTGGGGTGACATTAATACCGATCAGATACCTAACTGGGCGCCAATCGTACCTGGTGCTGGTTCTGGATGGACGGAGATTACCCCAAGCCAAAGTCCAAATTGGACGCCAGTATTAGTGCCTTCGGGCTTTGATAATTAAGGACATATTATGGCAAGTACATTCTCACCAACCCTACGCTTAGAGCTAATTGGCGATGGCGATCAGTCAGGTATTTGGGGGCAAACTACCAATACAAACCTAGGCACACTGCTAGAACAGTCTATTACTGGCGTGGTGTCTATTACCATGGTCGATGCCAACTACACGCTGACAAACTTTAACGGTGTATCCGATGAAGCCCGCAACGCTGTTCTGGTGGTAGGTGGTACAAATGCTGCAGTGCGGGATATTATTGCTCCACTGGTTGAGAAGCTATACGTAGTCAGAAACAGTACATCTGGTGGGTTTGCTATTAATATCCGTGCGGCTAGTGGCTCATCTGTATCCGTGCCTAACGGTGCAACAGTTTGGGTTTACTGCGATGGTACTAACTTTAACGCTATTAATACCGAGTCTGTAGGCAATTTTGAAGTCAACGGTAACTTAACCGTTACTGGCAATACTAATGCCGTAGCGGCTACCTATACTGGTAACGTAGTAGCCCTAAACTACTCAACAGCTGGTAATGTCTCTGCAACTGGTAATGTCACCGCCACAGGAAACGCAACCGCAGCCAACTTTATTGGTGCTGGATTAACCATTACTTCTATCAACGCATCCAACATCTCGGCGGGTACGATTGCTAATGCCAGAACAACCGCTTCTAGTGCCAACGGCGCATCAACAATTGTTACTAGAGATTCCAACGGAGACTTTAGTGCCAGAACCATTACGGCTAACTTAACAGGTACGGCTTCTAGTGCTACCAACGCCACTAACGCCACTAACGCTACTTTTGCAACATCCCCAGCGTCTGGTGGGTCATTTATTACCTCAAGCAATATCGGTAGCCAATCCGTTGCCTTTGCTACAAACGCCACGAATGCCACTAATGCTACAAACGCTGTGAATGCTACAAACGCAACAACCGCAACAAACGCTACGCAGTTTCAAGGTAAAACTAAACTAGGTCTTGGTATTACTGGTGAAATTTGGAACGACGTAACAGGCTCTAGATCATTAGGGACTAGCTACACAAACACTTATGGTTATCCGATTATGATTTCTGTTACCACTGGCGCAGCGTCTGGTGCTGACGGTAATAAACAAATTAACCTTTACGTAAATGGTGTATTAGTTTATAACTTTGGATTTTATTCAACTACAGGTAATAACACTCCTGGGGCGCAAGCTATTGTCCCTCCTGGGCAAACTTATTCTGTCGATAACAGTGGTAGTAGTGTAACTATTGGACTTAATACTTGGTTTGAACTTTATTAAGGAACCAACATGATTAAAACTATTCAAGATTCCATGGACGGTGGTGAGTTCAAGCCACGCCATACGATTGAGATTTACTGTCCAAACTGTGGGCGTGATGTAGACGAACTTGAGTTAAAAATGCAAGTCTGCAGTGACTGTGGTCATAGCCTAGCTGAACCAGAAAAGCATGTAGCTATCGTGGTAGCCAATATGTCGTTTGGTGGTTCAACACTCTGAGGCAAAGAACAGTGAGATATGTCAGACGAACTCGGTTTATCGGCTGGTGCCAAGGGGATCAGCGAAGGGATTAAGACTGGGCGTGAGGCTGGGCGAGAGATTGGCAAGAACATCGAGGATGTTCAGAAAGAGGCAGTAGATGTAGCGAAGGAACGGGCAAATGCCAAGATTCGTGAGCGCAGAGAAGCAGAGTTAAGAAAAGAACGGGCAATATTTAAAGCTCTTGAGGAGTACAAGCACCGAAAGAAGATTTCGGACGAGGAGTATAAGTTACGTGTTGATTTTATCAAGCAGTACGGCACCAAGGAGTGGCAGAAGCTGATAGACATCAAGACGGAGATTGAGAAGCTGGAAAAAGAAGACCGCAAGTATTTTGATGCGGAGTTGGCAAAAGTTAAATGGGTGCAGTTTTGGTGCTTTTTAGTAGCTGCCTGGATTGCTTATTACATAGTATGGGGGAGTAAAAAATAATGGATACGTTACTAAACATACTAAAAGGCGTTGCTCCTGCTCTAGCAACTGCTGTGGCTGGCCCTGCTGGTGGCGCTGCTGTAGGTTGGATAGCCTCAAAACTTGGTATTCCTGATGACACCATAGAAGGTGTTACAAAGGCGCTTACAGGCAATCCTGAGATGGCTATGAAGTTAAAAGAGCTTGACCTTGAGTATGCCAAGTTAGAAGTACAAGACCGTGATTCAGCAAGACAAGCCTATGCTGCGGTAGCGACCAGTGAAAATGCGTCAGGCCTTGAAAAGGTTGTTGTTCCTGTACTTGCCTTGGGAGTTGTAGGTCTAGCCTTTACCCTAATCGGGATCTTAATGTTTGTAAATACTCCTACCGACCAACAACAAATCATTATTTTTGCCCTTGGTTTTATTACCAGTGCAGCTGGTCAAGTGCTGTCGTTTTACTTTGGATCAAGTCAAGGTAGTAAAGATAAGACCAAAGAAATAGAAAAAATGCTTACAAAGTAGGAATATACGCATGCTTGAATCCCAACTATTAGCCCTTGGTATTGATGGTAAGTGGCTTGAACCACTGAAAGAGACTTTTGAGAAATACGGCATTGATACGGCTAAGCGTCAGGCAGCCTTTATTGGGCAGTGCATGCACGAGTCTGGTGGCTTTAAGCTCCTTGAAGAGAACCTAAACTACAGTGCCAAGGCGTTGATGGCTACATGGCCCTCTAGATTCCCAACGGAAGAAATGGCAAACCAGTATGCCCGTAACCCTGAAAAGATTGCCAATAAGGTGTACGGTGGGCGCATGGGCAACGGCACAGAAGAAACGGGTGAAGGCTGGAAGTACCGTGGTCGTGGTATTAAACAACTGACTGGCAAAGAGAATTATGACCGATGTGGATCTGGTCTGGGTGTGGATCTTGTCGGCAATCCTGATTTGCTGTTGGAGCCTAAATATGCGGCTCTAAGCGCTGGGTGGTTTTGGAACAAACATAACCTTAATGACTTGGCAGATAAGGCAGATATTGAGACAATGACAAAGAGAATTAACGGAGGTTTACTTGGCTTAGATGCTAGGAAAGCCGCTATCCAGAAAGCCGAATCCGTATTAGGGTAAATCATGCCATTACAGAAATTGCAGTTCCGCCCAGGAATTAACCGAGAAGGTACCGATTACTCCAACGAGGGCGGCTGGTACGCATGTGATAAAGTGCGGTTTCGCTCTGGCTTCCCTGAAAAAATTGGTGGTTGGATTCGGCTATCAAACGAAACCTTCTTAGGTGTTTGCCGTGCGTTATGGAACTGGATCACGCTAGACGGCTCAAATTTATTAGGTGTTGGCACTAACTTAAAGTACTACATTGAAGAAGGCGGCGACTACAACGACATCACCCCAATACGCATTACGTTTACCGCTAATACTTCACCAAATACGGTTAACTGTATTGCTACTACTAACGGGTCAAATGTTGTTACGGTGACTATTATTGGCTACGGCGGCTTAACTAATGACTTTGTAACCATATCAGGCGCTAATGCTATTGGTTCGATTACTGCTTCTGACTTAAATCAAGAGCATCAGATTACTTATATTGACACTAGCAGCTTTAGTTTTGTGGTGGCAAACACGGCGAATACAACCGTGGCTGCTGGCGGCGGGAACACCATTAACGCTGCTTTTCAAATCCAGACTGGCTTGGATGTGTTTATTCAAGGTACTGGCTGGGGTGCTGGTACTTGGCCTTCTTATATTACAACCACGCTAACTAACCCGTTTACTTCAACAATCGGGACTACGACCGTCACAGTTACACAGACAGCGCACGGTTTAAGTAACGGTAACTATGTAGCGTTTAACAGCATCTCTGGCAACGTATGCGGCATCGCAGCAGCGCCGATTACTAAAGCTTTTCCTATCACGGTGGTTAACGCAAATGCCTACACCTTTTCTACTGTTATTGGCTCTAACACTTACACTACTAGCTCTGCAGGCCCTACTGGAGGGACTGTTGTAGTTTCTACCCCTGTGGCTCCTGTCCGAGGGTGGGGCGCAGCTGCTGATGTGGGTATTGGTCAGCAATTAAGATTGTGGACAAACGACAACTTTGGTGAAGATTTAATTATTGCCCCCCGTGGCGGCGCTATTTATTACTGGGATGCGACTCTTGGTATTTCATCACGGGCGGTAGAATTAAGCACTTTAGCTTCGGGCGCAACAGTTCCAGGCACTGCCTATACTTATGCGGACTTTGTACCCAATAGAACTAATCAGGTTATTGGGTCGTCAATTCAACGATTTGTTATTGCGTTTGGCTCTAATCCTTACGATCCAACCGATCCCAATAATACGTTTGACCCCTTATTAGTACGCTGGTCAGATCAAGAAGATCCTTTTATGTGGGTCCCAGAAGCTACCAACCAGTCGGGTGAATACCGCTTAAATATCGGCTCATTCATTATGTGTGCTGAGTCTACCCGCCAAGAGATTCTGGTTTGGTCGGACGCTGCTATTTACTCCATGCAATACCTTGGGCCACCATATATCTGGGGTTTCCAGCTGTTGCAAGACAATATATCTGTGATGGGGCCAAACGCCACAATTACGATTAACAACGTAACTTACTGGATGGGTACAGATAAGTTCTTCATGTACTCTGGTCGTGTTGAAACCCTACCTTGCGCTATCTGGCAGTACATATTTAATGACATTAATAAAGACCAAGCCTTTCAAGTTGTTGCTGGATCGAACGAACGCTATAGCGAAGTCTGGTGGTTCTACTGCTCGCAAAACAGTAACGTCATTGATAAGTATGTCGTATACAACTACCTTGAGCGTACATGGGCGTATGGCACTATGGAGCGTAGTTTCTGGCTAGATTCGCCATTACGCCAATACCCAATGGCTGCCGATGTATTAAATAACAGAATCCTGTATCACGAAGCCGCAGTAGATGACGTATCTGGACTAACCCCTGTGCCAATCGAGGCGTATATACAATCCTCAGACTTTGACATTGGTGATGGGCATAACTTTGGCTTTGTATGGCGCATACTACCCGACATTACGTTTAACGGCTCTAATGTTAACCAGCCCAAAGTAACCATGACGGTTCGCCCCCGTAGAAACTCAGGAACTAACTACGGAGTAGCAGATTCGCCAGAAGTAGATAGCGCTCAAAACTACACAAGCCAACGCAACTATGACGTGCAGTTATTTGATGGTCAGGTATATACCCGCCTACGGGGTCGCCAGATGGCGTTCAGAATTACTTCAACCGATTTAGGTGTAGCGTGGCAGCTTGGTACTCCTCGCATAGATATCAGAAATGACGGTCGCAGATGACAATTGAAAGAAACGTTCCACTTCGCCCGCCAAAAGCGCCTAACCTGCTGGTAGCACCAGTAGACTATCGTCAGCAATATCAAGACCAATTAAACAATGCTCTGCGTCTGTACTTCAACCAAATTGATAACTTTGCTCAAGCCCTTTACATACCTTCTTCTGGCACAACTGCAAATAGACCAACCGATAGAGTTCAAATAGGACAATATTACTTTGATACTGATTTGGGTTCTACTGGACTACCTATTTGGTATGACGGAACAAACTGGATAGATGCCACTGGAACTGTGGTTTAAAAAGCAATGACATGATAAACTTCCTTAAAATCAACCCCATGAGGCATTTATGAGTCTGCACGCTGCCGCACAACATATTGCACAAAAAGGTCGTGGTCGCGACAAAATGCTCGTGCATATGACCCCGCGCGAAGTTCAGGGTTTACAAGCCTTGGCAAAAGCCAAAGGTGGCTCTTTAGCCACTAACCCAGATACGGGTTTACCCGAAGCAGGCTTTTTAGAAGATATTCTCCCGATTGTGGCAGCAGGTGCTGCTACGTACTTTACAGCCGGTGCTGCGGCGCCTATGTTGGTTAGTGCGGGTATGGGGCCAACTACTGCTGCAATCCTTGCTGGTGCGGGCTCAGGCGCTCTTATTGGCGGGGCTAGTTCTGCTATTCAAGGACAAGATTTTGGTCGTGGGGCATTGATGGGTGGTTTAGGTGGGGCTCTTGCTGGTGGCATGGGGGCTTTTGGTGGTGCTCCGGGCGGCGATGTGTCTGCTTCTCAACTTGTTTCAGAGCCTAATGCTATGTTGGCAGAAGCATCAAAAGCAACTGCAGCCGCTCCTGTTCAACCTCTTAGCGTTCCTGCAGACGTTGCTGCAACTGGTGGTGCCCCCGCCGTACCCGCAAATCAACCATATAACCCTAATGCGTTAGTAACCACCCCGCCTGGAACGCCTGCTCAGGCAATGACTCCTGGCCCAAATCAAGCCGTAAATCCTGAAACGGGTGACATTTACACAAAGATGGCAGCGCAACAACCCGGCGCTCAAACAGCACAAACAGGTAAAGGTGGTATTGGTGATTGGTGGAACAAGCAAAGCGACTGGGAAAAAGCTGGATACACAACCGCAGGTGCTTTAGGTTTAGCGGCGTTAAACGCTCCGCCAGGACAACTACCAACTAACGCTGAAGAAGAAAGCATTTTAAAGCGCATATCGCCAAACTTCCGTGCGCAAGCCCCTGTACGCCCCAACCCATATTACCGCGCGCAGTATCCGGTTTATGCAGCTTCTGGCGGTATTGTTGCCCTAGCCAACGGCGGTGGCCCGGTTGAGCGCATGACTTCTATGAACACCTCAATTAATCCCCAAGGCGGCTTATATCCTCAAGGCATGATTGACAAGACTCA